AAATGGAGTTGCATGGAGTTTTGGAGCAACATATTCAAATACGAATGTTGCTGCGTATCTTCCGACTTATACAGGTAATGTTGCAGCAAGCTATTTTATCGGCAACGGAAGCGCATTAACTTCAATAACAGGCGGTAATGTCACAGGTCAAGTATCTAATGCATTAGTTGCAGGTACTGTTTATACTGCTGCACAACCAAATATAACAAGTTTAGGAACATTATCATCGTTAACAGTTACAGGTTTAATTACAACAACAGCAAATGGTGTTAAAACTGCAAACATCTACGATAGTACAGGTACACTTACAATTGAAACACAGTATGGTAACAAAGCCGGTGATGCCGGCATATACGGAAATTTAACCGTTGGTACCAGTGGTACAGGAAATATTACTGCATACAATGCTAATTTAGGTAATTTAGTTATTGGTAATTTCTTGCAGGGAACATTAACAACATCAGCACAACCAAACATAACAAGTGTAGGGATGTTATCAAGCTTAAGTGTTACCGCTAATGTTAGTGCAGGTAACATATTAACGGACAGTTTACTTTATGCTAATGGAGTTGCATGGAGTTTTGGTAGTTCATACTCTAATACAAATGTCGCAGCATATCTTCCAACGTACACGGGTAATGTTGCCGCAAATTATTTTATTGGTAATGGGAGTACATTAACATCAATTACTGGTGCTAACGTTACTGGTCAAGTAGCAAATGCATTAGTAGCCGGTACTGTTTACACAAATGCACAACCAAATATTACAAGTTTAGGTACTTTGAGTAGTTTAACCGTCACTGGTAATGTTAGTTCAGGTAATGCTAACTTAGGTAATTTAGCTAGAGCAAACTTCTTTAGCGGAGATGGAAGTTTACTAACAAGTATCACAGGTAGTAACATAGCGGGCCAAGTAGGTAATGCATTAGTTGCAGGAACAGTGTATACAAATGCACAACCTAATATCACCAGCGTTGGCACCTTATCAAGTTTGACTGTTACCGGTAACGTAATTGCGGGTAATGCTAATTTAGGTAATTTAGCAATAGCTAATTTCTTTTCAGGTAACGGAAGTTTATTAACAAGTATCACAGGTGGTAATGTAACAGGACAGGTGGCTAATGCATTAGTAGCTGGCACAGTATACACAGCAGCACAACCGAACATCACTAGTTTAGGAACATTAAGTAGCTTAAATGTAACTGGTAATGTTAGTTCAGGTAATAGTAATTTAGGTAATTTAGCAATAGCTAATTTCTTCAGTGGAAATGGTTCATTGTTAAGTTCTATTACAGGCGGTAATGTAAATGGTCAAGTGGCAAACGCACTAGTTGCTAGTACGGTCTACACCAATGCACAACCAAATATTACTTCAGTAGGAACATTATCTATCTTAAGTGTTACTGCGAATATAAGTGCAGGTAACATATTAACGGACAGTTTACTTTATGCTAATGGAATTGCATGGAGTTTTGGTAGTTCGTATTCAAATACAAACGTTGCTGCTTACTTACCCACTTATACAGGCAATGTTGCGGCAAATTATTTTATTGGCAACGGAAGTGCATTAACTTCAATTACTGGTGCTAATGTTACAGGTCAAGTAGGTAATGCACTGGTTGCTGGTACGGTCTATACTAATGCACAACCCAATATTACTTCACTCGGTACATTGTCAAGTTTAAGTGTTACCGCTAATGTAAGTGCAGGAAACATATTATCTGATAATTTGTTGTATGCAAACGGAGTTTCGTGGAGTTTTGGTAGTTCATACTCTAATACAAATGTCGCAGCATATCTACCAACTTATACAGGTAATGTTACAGCCGGAAATCTTTTAACAAACAATCTCTTATATTCAAATGGAGTTGCATGGAGTTTTGGTAGTTCATACTCTAATACAAATGTCGCAGCATATCTACCAACTTATACAGGCAATGTCGCAGCAAATTATTTTATTGGCAATGGAAGCACGTTAACATCAATCACCGGCAGCAATGTAAGTGGCCAGGTGGGTAATGCACTGGTTGCCGGTACTGTATATACAAATGCACAACCAAACATCACTAGTGTTGGTACATTAACAAGTTTAAATGTAACAGGTAATATTAGTTCAGGAAATGCTAACTTAGGAAATGCAGCAACAGCTAATTTCTTCGTTGGAAATGGATCTTTACTGACAGGCATTTCAGCTAGCGTTTCTTCAATTTCAAATGGAACTAGTAATATTAACATTGGCTCTTCTGGTGGTAATATTACCGCAGGCGTAGGTGGCACATCAAATGTTTTAATTTTAACAAGTACGGGTGCTAACGTTACGGGTTACGCTAATGTTTCAGCAAACTTCAGTGCAGGAAACGCCACTGTAGCAGGAACACTAACAATGGGTAGTGGTAGCGGAGGTAATTTAACAGGTGCTAATGTAATTTCAGCTAACCTATTTACAGGAACACTAACTACTGGTGCACAACCTAATATAACAAGTGTTGGTACTTTATCTTCACTTACTGTTACTGGGCTAATCATTGCAACAAGTAATGGCATTAGAACCGCAAATATATTTGATAGTACAGGCACTGTAACAATTGAAACAAGATATGGTAACAGAGCAGGCGACGCAGGTATTTATGGAAATCTGACCGTTGGTACTAGTGGTACTGGTAATATTACATCATATAATGCTAATTTAGGTAATTTGGTAATTGGTAATTTCTTACAAGGCACCTTAATAACAGGGGCCCAACCAAATATTACTTCGATAGGTGCGTTGCAAAGTACTACGATAGCAGCTAATTCGAATATTACGCTTAGTGGTAGTTTAGCTCAAATAACTGGTGCTAATCTAGTAAGTGCTTCTTTATTGACTGGTGCATTGACAACAGCAGCGCAACCCAACATTACCTCAGTTGGTACATTACAGAGTACTACGATAGCAGCTAATTCGAACGTTACACTCAGTGGTAGTTTATCACAAATTACCGGTGCTAACTTAGTAAGTGCTTCTTTATTGACTGGCACATTAACAACAGCAGCACAGCCAAATATTACTACTGTCGGAACGTTATCAAGCTTAAGCGTCACCGCAAATGTTAGTGCGGGTAATGTCTTAACAAATAACTTATTATATGCTAACGGAGTTGCATGGAATTTCGGAAGTTCATATTCTAATACGAATGTTGCTGCATATCTACCAACATATACCGGTAATTTTACTGCTGGTAATATTTCAGGTGCTAATCTAATTAGTGGTAACTTCTTAACTGGTACATTAACTACAGCAGCACAAACAAATATAACCAGTGTTGGTACGTTAGCAAGCTTAACTGTAAGCGGAGATGCGAGCGTAACTGGTTGGATAACTTCGCAAGAATTTACTGAGGTCACGCAGTCACTAACAGGGGCTACGGGAACAGTAACACATAATGTAGCAGGTGGACTAATATTTGTACACACAAGTGTAGCGGCTAGTTTTACTGCAAACTTTACGAATGTTCCAACAACTGATAATAGATCAATAGTTGTAACAATAGTTATTACCCAAGGCGCAACAGGATTTATACCAAATGCAGTGCAGATAAATAGTGTGGCGCAAACAATTAACTGGCCGGGTGGCGTGACACCAACCGGTAATGCAAATAAGAGGGACGTATTTACTTTTGCATTATTGAGAGTATCGGGCGCTTGGACAGTGTTAGGAAATAATGGAACTTTTGGATAAAATATATGGCTCCTTTACTTGGTACAATTGGTTCTTTTGATGGTGTGTATAGTATTATGGGCACCGTTACAGTTAACGAAGGTCCCAACTACGCAGGCGCAGTTATGGTATTTCAACAAACTGCTGCACCAACCGGTTGGACTAAATCTACAACATTCGATGATGCTATTTTGACTGCTACTACAAGTACAATATCTAATGGTGGAACATTGGGATTAACTTCTGCGGTAAATACTACTCGTTCTATAACTGGTACAGTAACATACGGTTCTTTTACGGTAGGGGGAACAACTATGACAGCTCCTATGATTCCTTCGCATACGCACCCTATACCCACTACTTATGCAGTTGGACCTTTTAGAGGGCCGACAACACCGACGGTTAATCCCACAATGTCTGTACCTGCTACTGCTCCCATATCTGGTTCAACTTCTTATCCGCCGGCTTATACTGGTCCAACAGCACATGTACATCCTAATCCGCCGTCATTGGCCACAAATCCAACAACATATTTTTCTAGGAGTTTTAATTTAAAATACGTTGATGTTATAGTAGCTACGAAAAATTAATTATGTCATTAGTTATCCCTGCAGGTTCAATTACAGTTATGAGAATGAACACTCCTCCACCAGGATGGACCAAAACTAATACGGCAAATTTAAATGCGTTAAGAGTTGTGAATGGTGCGGTATCAAGTGGAGGTACAGTTAATTATACTTCAGCTTTTACTACACTTTCATCAACAGTTACTACAAGTACTATAACTTCTGGTCAGACAAGTATGAGTTTAAATATGATACCACCGCATGTTCATGTATATCAAATTGGTTCAGCCACTATATCACAGTCTACCGTTGTACCTCCCAATAGTAGTGGCTTATTAGTCCCCTCCGCTAGCGGTCAAATATCCGGCGGGTCTCCAACAGAAGGCACTACAGGACATTCACATCCAGTTGCTGCTCCCGTATCAAGTATATCAGGAACATTAGATATGGCAATTAGGTATGTTGATGCTATTTTAGTTCAGAGGTCATAATGTCTACTATTTTTCCAGCAGGTACAAAAACTATATTTAATCAAACAAGTGCCCCAACTGGGTGGACTAAAGATGTTTCATTTAATAATGCCGCACTCAGAGTGGTCAGTGGCGCTGCTTCGAGTGGGGGTTCAGAAGATTTTACTAGTGTTTTTACTCAACACACTTTTAGTAGTGTGCCATTTGGATCAGCAGCACTTGGTGCAACTACATTAGCTTGGCCCCAAATCGCGCCACACGGACACGTACATGCAGGACCTACCGCGACTAGAAGGGCAGCAACATCAACAGCATCAACTCCTGGAACGGTTCCGGCACCTACACCAAATGTTACTAGATTAAACCCGGGAATTGGTAACGTTGCTGGTAGCACATTAGGTACGTCAACCGGTACCGGAACAACTGCTCATGATCATCCTATAGTTTTTACAGCCTCAGGAAATCTAACTGATATGAGTGTTAGATATACTGATTTTATAATTGCTTCTAAAAACTAATAAAAATTTAAATATTTAATATACTGACATATATATTAAATAGTAAAATAATTTTATCTTAGGAGAAAATAATGTTTGACACACATAAACTTACAATTATTCCCGTCGACGGAACAGTAAATACCGATAATTGGAATGAAACAGGACTTGATCTATCTTCTTGTAATATACCAAATAACGTACATGCATTGCAATGGAATAATCCATTGTGGCCTGATAAAAATAATAGTCATTTAAACGGATTATCATATGGTCAGGGACAAGGTTGGATAGAAATTAGATCAACTGACCCTAACATTGATATAACAGAATTACCCCAATGGGCTATTAATGTTTACGAATTAGCTAAACAAGTACATGAGAATAAAATATTAAATGGTGAAGTTTAAATTATAGGATTTTTATGAACCCATTATTAACTGAAAATAATTATGTGTATATACCTAATTTTATTTCTAAAGAAAGGGCTAAAATACTAGCAAATAATTTTGAACATTTTTGTGAAGAAAATAATATAGGAGGCGATCCTCAAATACCTTCTTCCAGTTCCTCTTATAATTACATAGATTTTTTAGAATTATTATGTAATTCTACACCAGAAGTAGGTGAATTTATTGGTGAAAACGTTTTGCCAACATACACATATTCTAGAGTTTACAAAAAAGGAGCAGAACTTCATATACACAAAGATAGAGATGCATGTGAAATAAGTTTAACAGTTCACTTAGATGGTGATAAAGAATGGCCCATTTTTATTAAAAATCCAAAAGGTGAGACCATTAAACTCAACTTAAAATCAGGTGACGCTATGATTTACCTTGGATGCGAAGCTGAACATTGGAGAGAAATGTATGACGGTGAAAGATATGTACAAGTTTTTTTACATTATGTAAGAAGTAGAGGCGAAAGAGCTTACGCATATTTTGATAAAAGTAGTGATAAATCAAAAAAACAAGAATCAATAACAACTTATAATATAACGAATCAAATTTCTAATCAAGAAGAAAATTCCGTTCAAGAAGAAAGTTCCTATGTCATAACTTCTCAAAGTAAAATAACAGATTTTATTGAAGTATATGAAAACATTATCCCACATTCATTATGTGATAGAATTATTAAAGAATTTGGAAATGACGAAAAATTACAATTGGCAGCAGTTGGTGCTGCCGCAATACAAAATCCTGAAGTACGAAATGTTTTTACTCTATTAATTAGTGATCCGGTAGTTTTTGAACTGAACAAAAATGCACAAAGTCTAGATACGCAACTACATGAATGTATGATAAATGCAATGCAAAAATATAGGAAAAAACATCCCACAGTTCACATTAACAGTGATACAGGTTACAACTTTTTAAAATACAGTGAAGGAAATTTTTACAGCATTCATTGTGATAGTTTTACAGAACAACCAAGATCCGTTTCTTGTTCGATAGCTTTAAATGATGATTATGAGGGAGGCGATTTTTCTTTTTTTGGTAAAGAACTAACGTATAAACTTAAAAAAGGATCAGTTTTAATGTTCCCATCAACTTATATGTATCCTCATGAGGTGTTAACTGTAACTAAGGGAACTAGATATTCTATAGTTACATGGTTTATTTAAATAAATTTAAGGAGAAAAAATGCAATTAAAACCGGGTACTTTTTGCCCCATTATGAAAGAAGAATGCATTCAATTAAAATGTGCATGGTTCACCAAAGTAGAAGGTTACAATATTAACACAGGTAAACAAATAGAAGAATGGAATTGTGCTATGACCTTTATACCAATGTTATTAATTGAAAATTCCGGAATGTCTAGACAAACCGGAGCAGCAGTTGAAAGTTTTAGGAATGAGATGGTTAAATCAAATGAGGCAACTCAACAAATATTTACAAATATGCTCGGTATGAATACCGATAAAATAAATCCAATTAGTAAACTTATAGAATAATTTTTAGGTAGTTTAACAAAATGTCATAGGTCTAAAAACGTTATCTACATTATGCTCTATATTAATAGAATTACTATCATCAAAGATAACGTGAAAACCATCAAATTTTCCATCTTCTGCATATTTAAAAACTATTTCTTTTACAGCTTTACCTGAAATTTCTTCAATTGCGTCTGATAGAATGTCTGTTGCTTGTTCTAATGAAACAGTAGCAGACATATCTATTTTAATAGGTTTCTTCATTATTTGCCTTTATATGATGAACACATCATTTCAAATTCACTTTGTTTGCTCATCAATTGACCATAACTTGCATTTGGGTTGCGCTTTCTGTAGTTGACTTTTTCAGTTTCAATACATTGATCATATTGATTAGAACATGCGACTAAAAAAATTGATAATAAAATAAAATATTTCATTATATTCTCCTAAATTACAATGGGAACAATGTCCCATTGTATTTAGCTGTTTAGTACTTTTGCTACTGAATTAATTACTGCTGCAATACGACCAATATCACGCAATTGTTCAATTGTATAGCCCTCTTTTTTAAGAGTTTCGTAATGTGCCTTAACACAGAAATGACATTTACCAACTATACTAGCAGCAAGACTATATGCTTCAAATCTTGCTTTAGTTGTGCCACCATGGCTTGCAATAGTATTCATACGTAATTGTGCTGGCAGACCTTTTAAATTGTCATCGTCAGCCATTTCAATGTATGGATACCAAACATTATTTTGTGCCATAACCGCACCTGCTGCTAATGCAGCATCACGTTCAGTAGCATCTAATATGTTACTCTGTATGAATGTAACTAATTTACCATTACCAGTAGCCATTGCTGCTGCTAGAGCAATAGCATTAGCTTCAACAATATCAAGTGTAGACCTATTGATAACGTTATCAAGATTAAGTTTCGTGTCTTTAGCATATTCTGGTAGACCTTCTTTTATTTGTTCAATCCAACTCATTATTAATTATCTCCATAAAATTCGTTTTTCATAATAACTTTCTTATCAAACTCATGATATTCTTTTAGTTTGATTCGATATTCATCTTCTGTTAGTCCATGCCAACCAATACATCTTCCTGTAGGGCTACGACCACATCCACATCTACCTATTTCTTCGTTAACACGAACTTGCATATCTTTGTCCTTTTTAAAAATTTTGTCCCAATTTTCTGCGAATTGATTTTGATTTATACTATATGGTCGAGGAGTTGATCCCTTGCTCATTTAGACTCACCTTTACATTTAGGACAATGATAATTTTTTAAGTAGTCAAATAACTCTTTGTAACTCATTTAGTCAATTCTCCTAATTGTCTATAACCACGATATGTAGGATGTACCTTATCTTTGGATAGTTCAGGAATAATAATAACCGTATCTCCGTAACTTCTAGCAACACTAGTTACTATTTTTTGTTTAGCTGGCTTAATAGCAGGTAATATCCAAAATACACGACCTTCACGTACACTTGAACGTAGTGCAATTAATTCTACTTCAGTGTTTAGTTTATCGAAATCATTACTTCCTAAACTAATAATTGTAGTTTTAGCTGATTTTATATTCTTTCTATAAATGTTATTATAGTCTGAACTGTTGATACCGCTCTGTACATAAGCTACGCACTCAGGTCTAACTTGACTAACACCTTTTGCTATACTATCACCTAAGATAAGGCACTCTAACATAATTTTCCTTTTATAGTGTTTCGCCGCCAATTGGACGACTACATGGACATAGTTCACCTGTTTGTAGTGCGTCAAGAATACGTAATGTTTCATCTGGGTTGCGACCAACATCTAGGTTGTTCACGGTAACATGCTGAATAGTATTATCTGGATCAACAATAAATGTTGCACGTAGTGCTGCGCCTGCTGGCTCATAGAAAATACCAAGTTGATCTGCTAGTGAAAGTTCGCCACGTGCTACGTCAGCAAAACTCCAGCTATTAGTTTTCTTCAAATCTTCATGAGCATTACGCCATGCTAATTTACAGAACTCATTGTCTGTGCTACCAATAAGCAATACTGCATCACGGTCTGCAAAGTCACTGTTTAATTTGTCGTATGCTACGATTTCAGTTGGGCACACGAATGTGAAATCTTTTGGATAGTAAACGATTACTTTCCACTTACCTTCAAAACTTTTTTCTGTAATTGTTTCAAATGCACCATCAACTGTCAATGCACCTGGCTTTACACCTGTTACTGCAAATGCTTCTACTTTATCTCCGATAGTTTTCATGTGTGTCTCCTTTGTAAAAAATTATCTTTGCGCCCTACAATTAGGGCATATAACAATTAAGTTATCCTCTTCGTTATTGTGAGTATTATTATCTTTATGGTCTACTACGAGTGGAATTGATTTCCCTGCATGTAAATCATTATAACATATCTCACAATGTTTACCACGTTTCTCTATTAAGTACTTCTTAACATAATCAGGAACTTGACGCCATGCAGTAGTTTTTTCGTGGTCTTTCCATTCTTTAATCAGAAGGCGACTACGATGTTCTGCTTGACATTTATTATTACAGTATTTGTTAGTAAAACTGTGACCCTTAACAGGATTGTTTCTACCACAGTTTAGACATGTAAAACAAGAATTCATTTATAGACCATGTTGTAAAGCACTTTATAGTATTTACTGCTCTATACAACACATTATATACTACTATATTGCGTTTATTGAATTATTTGGGAAAATTAAGTTTCTGAATCTTTAGGAGGTAAACCATTACTATGTCTATCTCTAGCGTTGTCCATATCTTGTTCAAAACGTTTTTCTTGCATGGTTTTCTGATTAAAGAATTTTCTTGGATTACCGCACATATGACATTTAGGATCACCGCAGTTAAAAATATGTGTTTTATGATTTCTATGTGGCTGTGTTAAGTTTCGCCATTTGTTCATCGTACTACTTAATTTATGATAGCCATAATTTTTGGCTAATTGAACTTGTTTTTGAATAGATGTTTCTTCTGTATGTAGACGCTTGCTTTTCTTAAATTTGTCTTGTTCGTGGCTCATATTAGTATGATAATATATTAAGACTATTTTTAAAACATCTCTGGAAACCTACATTAGTATTTATTTCCTCATCAGACAATTTACAAAATCTAATAATAAAGGATAGTGCGTCCCGTTATGATAGTGTTTACGCATCCAACTATGATCATTATACCAGTGACGTTCACTTTCTGGGTGACAACCAATTAATCCCACGTTACCTTTAATAATAGCCATTGGGTCATTATTTTTATATCTAGCAATTGTAGTGAATTTAGTTTCATCTCCGACGAAGGCACATCCATCGTAAAAATACATCTTTATATCTTGACCTAACCAGTTGATTTCAATGTTTTTAGCGTGTGGTCTGCGAGTATCCGTATTTGGTCTTCTGATGTATTGTACAGCTCTTACGTCATCAATTATATTAAAAAAATCTTTATCTGCCCAGTATCCACCCATACAGATACCTAAGTACTTTCCTCCACCTGCTATGAATTTTCGTATTCTTTGTCCATGGATTTTCATTAAGTTGTGATATGAAACATCTTCACCAATTCCCCCTGGGATAGCGATTAAGTCAACGTCGTCAAAGAAGTCATCCTCAAGTTCATGTTTGGTAAAAAGTTTAAATCGGTAGTATGGGCTGAGGGCTTTAATTATTCCATTGCCACTTTGTACTGAACATTTTGGTTGATGGATAAACAGTGCTATTACTGGAAGCATAATATATGTATTTATTACCAAAAAAATAGCCCAACCGGGCATCTGGTTACGAGTTCCAGAGATGCTCTATGTTTGCATCCGATTTAAAATTAACTCCAATACTTATTGTGTTCTAATTTATCCCAATATTTTTTATTATTGCGATTTATAAAATTTTTAAGTAGATATGTCGCCATACCAAAATAACCCATTTTCTTAAATCTACGTGAATCTTGTCCAAAATAATGATTTAAAATTTTGAATTTTTTCGGGTCATATTTTCTAGAAAGAAAAAAATCTTCTGACGTAATGTAACGTTCACTGAAGCCGCCGTATTCTTCAAATTTGTCTTTACGTGTCAACATAAATGCACCCACTGCGAATGGATTAAAATGTTTTAAAATGTCGTTTACAAAATTAAAAATCGTAAAGCTTAAATTTGCTCGCCAATCATTTTCATAACAGTACACTTTTGCACCAATTAAGTCGAGGTCATAAAACACAACTTCTTCAACCGCGTCACGAATCACATAACCATCAAAGAATCTAACATCTGCGTCAATGAATAAAATATAAGGGGTAGTTGCAAGTTTAGCTCCCGCATTCCTAGCTTGAGATACAGTACCACCGTCGATAATTTCTAAATTTAAAAATGCACTATTTTTTTGAATAATATCTCTTGTATTGTCTGTAGAACTATCAGCAATTATAATTCTAGTATCTCCCAATTTTTGAGACCGTAAAGCCGTCAATAAATGAATTATGTAGTTTTCTTCGTTTTTACAAGGAATTACTATAGTAATTTTATCACTTAATCTCATCATTTTTTAATACATTTTCCTTCTACTTTGAAATTATCAAACTTTAACCAGTAAGTCATTGATTTTAATGTTTGTTCGCACACACTTACGTCTTGAAATTCTAATGTTATTTTACCCGGAATGTCCTTTGGATCGCTTATGTGTACTGCTATCAATATCATCAACCACATCGTCTTTCTCCTGCACCCACGTTACAATTTCCCATCTACCATCTAGATGCTCTACCAGAGCAGTGCAACTTTCTACCCAATCACCATCGTTCATGTATGTAACACCGTCTATTTCTTTTATTTCTGCATGATGTATGTGACCACATATCACACCATCAAACCCGCGTTTTTTGCAATAACCTGCTAAGTTTTTCTCGAACTGGAATATAAAATCTACTGCTTTTTTTACTTTGTGCTTAAGAAAACGGCTAAGGCTAAAATAGCCAAAACCAATTCTATGTAAGAACCAATTAAATTTGCTATTAACTGATAAGATAAAATCATATGCTTTGTCTCCTAAAAAAGATAACCATGGTGCAAGTCTAGTTATACCATCAAATAAATCCCCATGTACAACAAGATAATGTTTTCCGTCAACACCAATATGTTCAATTTGGTTATGTAATTCTACCATACCAAAATTTAAATTATATTGTAAAAATGGTCTTAGAAACTCATCATGATTTCCTAACACGTAGATTACTCTAGTATTTCTTTTAGCATGACCTAATATTCTACGTACAACATTTGTATGACTTTGTTTCCAACGCCATTTATTTTGTTTTATTTTCCATGCATCAATAATATCGCCAACCAAATACAACATTTCACAGGTATTATTTTTTAAAAAATTGTTTAGCGCCTCCGCCTTACAATCTTTAGTACCTAAATGTATATCTGATATAAAAATTGAGCGATATTGTGATTTCATAAAACTATTTAGAATATCTTATGTTACAAGACGATTACAAAGCCACAAAAAAAGGCATATAAATGCCTTTTTTGTTTTACAGTAAATAATTTTAGAAACTTAATTGGCTTCTAAACATAACTGCTCTGTCACCATTTACACGGCTACCTGAACTTCCTACTAACGAATCAAACTTTGTGTCAACATAGTTGAGCATGAAGCGTAAATTGTCAGTTGCAAACCAAGTAATTCCGTATGTCATGGCAGTAGCACGATTAGATTTGCCTGTTACAACAGTGATACCACTTGCATCAAACTCACTCATACGCACACCAACTTGCCATGCACCGCGACCACCTTTATCTGTTGGATTGTTTGGTTTAATCCAGTTAAAGATACCGTCTTTATAATTGTGACTTTCGCCTGTTAAGTTATACAATGCTTGTACGTAGTAACCTTTAATTTCTTGATCGGAACCTGTTGTAGGATCATACTTGAAATTAAACTGTTCGCCTTGTAACTTTAAACCATTGTAAGCAAATGCTGCTTCTAATCCTTGGCGAGTTCTTGTCGTGGTACCAGATAATGCAGGACCTGTAAACCATGCTGACTGTGTGCGAGCCTCTGTTCTACCACTAGCTGGTGTAACACCACCTTTGATATCACCCATACTGTATGCAGCGCCTAAATGTAATACATATGCTTTGCTACCTTGTAGTTCAGCAACGTTTGTTACTACACGACCAATATAGTCAAAACCATCGTTAGTTGCATCTTTGTTTGCACGACCACGGCTTAATGCTACTTGATACAATAGACCTGGTTTAGGTATACCATGAACCATGAATCCAGTTTCTTTTGCAGGAATGAACTCACCATCAGTGTTACCAATTAAACTACGCTCCATAAAATCAATATTATTAGAACTTGTTAATTGCTCTAAGCTGAATGGCATTTTGAATAAACCAAACTGAAATTGCATTTCAGGATTGGCTGCATAGTTAACCCACATCTCATCTGCGGTACTGGAAGTAGCAGAAGCACCTACGTCATTACCAAAGTTTGCAAGTAGTTGATACTTGAAATCTTTTTGAAATTGACCACGTACGCCAAATCTAGCACGACGAACTTCTGCTAGGTTCTGATACGAATCCGTGGTTTGACCTGTACCATAATTGGGGTCGTACTGACGATAGTCCATATGTAATCGACCTGTAAATTGGGCAGTCGTGTTTCCATCTTTGGATTTAAGTCCAAATCCGTTTTCTGTAACTGATCCGTCGTTTGCTCTTGCTTGTCTAAATTTGACTGAATCGCTAACATCTTTGTCGATTCGTTGCTCTGCAAATTTTTTGTTTTCTGCTTTTTCTTCATAATCACGTACTTTAGTATCATACTCTTGTTTTGTAATGATACCTTTGTCTCGCAAAATATTTAATGTACTCAAATATTCATCAGCATATGCTGGAACTGAGAAGGCTAAAGAAATAGCCAAAGTTAATTTACCTAATGTTTTCATTGTGTGTCCTTATAAAAAACCGTTAACATTGTATCATCAGTGTTAACGGTTGTCAAGTGTTTATTTCCAAATTGGGTTACCATCAGGACCACGGAAATCCTTCTTCCAATTTTCCTGAACTAATTTAATTACATCAGCTGGCATGTGAACATACTCTAACTCAGTTGACATTTGGCCACCATTCTTGTATGACCAGTCAAAGAACTTGAGAACTGCACGACCCGTTAATGTATCTGCCTGTTGCTTGTGCATTAGAATGAAACTTGCACCTGTTGCTGGCCATGCATCTTTACCTGTCTGCCATGTGAGTAACAAATACATCCCTGGCGCATTGTTCCAATCAGCATTAGCTGCGGCTGCTTTGAATGTAGTATCATCTGGTAGTACAAAGTTACCATCACGATTTTTCAACGCTGCATAAGGAATCTTGTTTCTTTTAGCATAAGCATACTCAACATAACCAAATGCACCTTTGATTCTTTGCACTTGTGCTGCTACACCTTCGTTGCCTTTACCGCCTACACCAACTGGCCATTTAACTGCTGTGCCTTCGCCTACTGTTTTTTGAAATTCAGCATTTGCTTTGCCTAAAAAGTTTGTCCAGATAAATGTAGTACCTGAACCGTCTGCACGATGAACTACAGTAATGTTCATAGCAGGAAGAGCAACTCCTGGATTTAATTCAGCAATTGCTTTGTCATTCCATTTGTTAATTTTACCTAAATGAATATTAGCAATCACATCTGGAGTAAGTTTTAATTTACCAGCATCAATACCGTCTAGGTTGAATACTGGTACAACACCACCGATGATTGCTGGAAATTGTACAAGACCTTCTTTGTCAAGTTCTTCTTTTTTCAATGGCATATCACTTGCGCCAAAGTCAACCGTCTTTGCTTTGATTTGACGAATACCACCGCCACTACCAATTGATTGATAATTTAGACCAATGCCAGTTTGTGCTTTGTATGCTTCAGCCCACTTAGCATAGATTGGGAACGGGAATGTTGCTCCTGCTCCGGTGAATTCTGCTGCTGATGCAAATGTTGACACAAACGCCAATAATGCAAATATTTTTTTCATACTCTGTCTCCGATAAAATGTACATGTGTACAAAAATATTTAGAAGTTAGAATATTACAGATATGTTACAAAATTAGAAATAAATGGAGTTTTGGTTAAATTGCTTTTTTAATTCTATCTAAAATAAGTTCAACAATGTTTGGATTTAATACAACTTCATAATGGTTAATATTTGCCTCAACCAATTCAAAATCTGCACGATACTTCATGCTTTCAATAGTAACCACTCCATCATTTGGTTCTTGTATCCAAGGACTATCTCCTCTTGTTGTGACAACATTAGTCCAATTTTTAGGAGCAGGTAAACGCTTTGCCTCTATCATTGGATCTGACATTGTTCCAATATCTTTCATTAACTTATTAAAAGGTAAAAAATATCTAGCAAAATCTGCTTGTCTACATCCACCGTATGGAGTACTTAGTGAAACGCCACCGATTGTTCTATCTTTATAATGATTTGCTAAATGCAATGCGTATATGCCACCTAAACTATGCGAAACGAAAAATAGTTTTTCAGCATCATCCAATCTACCAAACATAGTGCCTATATTATAATCAAACCCATCACTACTGTTATACTCTAATGCGATATCAGGTAACTCTATATTATCTCTAACAAATTGTCTAATGTAAGAAAAGCTATCTTTAGTTGCGCTGGCGCCGTGTATATAAACTATCATAATAGTATATTTATAATGGAAAAAGGCTACCGAAGTAGCCTTTTAAACTATTTTTGGTAACAAGGCATAGTTGCCCCGGAGATCACGCTGCTAGAGCGTATACCTCATCATTAGCTGCGTTTGCAGTTATAGTTTTGCTTGATTTACGGTCATCGCCTACCGTGTTGTCCACTCTCGTACTCTTGACCCTGTCGAGACCTGATCATCCCCATCAAATGAAATCTTCCATTGCCAACTGATACTATAGTTCCACAAATTCAAAGGCGGAAAATAATCATCCCAAGATTGCATTTGGTGGAGATGGGCGGAATCGAACCGCCGTCCAGAACCTGTTTCGGATTGTTTCATACAACAATATTAAATAGTAAGTAAAAATGCCACAATAAAAACTGCTACTAAACTATAAAAAATTGCTTCACCTACTTTATACATTGACTGTTCCTTTGTGCATTCGATAATAATTAATTGCAGCGGCAACCCCACTACCTGATTCTATTTTTATACCAACGTCCAACATGGCCATTTCTGCACCTGCTATCGCGGCTAACAAATGCACCTCATTCATGTCACCTAAATGCCCAATTCTAAATAATTTGCCTGCAACTTTATTTAATCCTGCACCTAAAGATAAGTTATAATGATTATATGCTGCTGATATTACTTTTGCAGCGTCAATGCCTTCCGGAACCATAATAGCTGAAACAGTGTTACTATTCCATTTAGGATCCTTAGCACAAAGTTTTAGTCCCCATCCTTCTACTGCTGCACGTACCCCCGAAGCAAGATAGTTATGTCTGTTGATAACATTATCTAAACCTTCTTCCTCAAGTATACAGAGTGATTCTTTTAATCCATATAACAACGAAAGAGCAGGGGTATACGGGAAGTATCCGTTTCTATTTGAATTTAACATATCGTTTAAATCAAAATATGCTCTTTTAGATTTTGCAAGGTGGCGCATTTCTAATGCCCTTTCACTTGCACATAGAATACCTAGTCCTGCAGGTAACATAAGACCTTTTTGAGATCCCGTTACACACATATCAATACCCCACTCATCAAATCTTAAATCAATACTAGCAAATGATGAGACTGCATCGACAAATATCATTGCAGGATGATTTGCATTATTCATTATACGGCGTACGCCTGCAACATCTGAAGTGACACCAGTTGCTGTTTCATTGTGAGTAACTAACACAGCTTTAATTTTGTGTTCGGTATCTGCTTCTAATTTATCTCTGTAAATGTCAAGTGGTACACCAGTGCCCCATTCACAATCAACTATTTCGACTTCAAATCCCAACCTTTGGCACATCTCAATCCATAGATGACTGAATTGTCCAAATCGTGCTGCTAATATTTTGTCGCCAGGTGATAAAGTATTTGTAAGTGCTGCTTCCCAACAGCCTGTGCCGCTAGACGGGAATATAAACGGTGTACCTGTTGTTGTGCGAAAAAGTTTTTTTAACTTTGGCAGTATTTCAAGAGTTAGTGAAGGGAAATCAGGTGACCTATGATCTTCCATAGATACTACCATTGCTCTTAAAACTCTATCGGGAATATTTGTTGGTCCTGGAACAAATAGAAAATTGCGGCCAGCCATGATGCCTCCTTAAAAATGTAGTAAGATACTTATGCTAAAAAAGGTCCTATCATAAATTACATGATAGGGCCGTTACCGTTTTTAAAGCCAACTGTGCCACCTTCTTCTTGAATACGTTTGATAACATGTTCAAACAGTATTGGACGGTAATCTGTTTGTTCTACACAAACACAATGATATCTAACATCAATGACACCATCTTTCTTTACACGGTTATAATGCAGATGTCCATGAATGTTTGTCCCAAATCGTGCTAAACTTTCTTCATGCACAGGTATATGACTTAGTATCATACCATTCATAACATGGTAGCCTCGGACATCACGAAAGTATTGTGTGTATTCTTCTAATTTAAAAATATCATGATTACCTTTGATAAGCACCTTATCACCATTAAGGCGACTAAGTGTGGCAAGTGCTTTACGGTTAATCACAACATCTCCTAAATGATAAACTTTATCATTGGGTCGAACTGTTTCATTCCAACGCTTTACCATTTCTTCATCCATTTCATCTGGGTTATCCCATGGACGTAGTTTCGTACCGTCATCACGTAGGAAACGGCATACGCCAGCATGGCCGAAATGTGTGTCGCTTACTAAAAAACTTGCTGGCATAATTACCTCCTGTGATTATTTTACAAAATAGAGCTATAGTTGGCGGAAGCGGTGAGATTCGAACTCACGGAACATTTCTGTTCGACGGTTTTCAAGACCGTTGCATTAAACCGGGCTCTGCCACACTTCCTAATAAATGGTTGAATGAACTTTTACGTTCTCTGTATCGACAGAGTAATAATACATGGCTAAACTTTTTCTTGTAATATGTTCGGGCGTATTTAATGGAGTAGGATGCCCATGCCATGAAGTATCATTAGTATTAAAAATTACACAACGATTAAAAACGGGCGCTATCTTTTTTACACATTGTGTTTTTGTTTTGTCCCACAATTCTAAATAACCTTCGTATTCTTCTTTCCAATCTTTGTTAAGATAGATTAGAACATTAAGTCGCCTACGTAATTTTGTATGTGGTTCAATATTAAAATCTACATGGATGTTTAATTTTCCACCACGCACAATTTGATGCAACCCACCACCAAACAATCTTGTATCAGCAATAAGCCCAGGTACACTGGTTAAATACTCTAACCAATCTAACACATAGCCAGAATTTAATTCTGCACATACATTTCTTGTTACTTGCGGTAATTGAATTTCTTTTCTACTGCCTAATTTTATTTCGTTATCATTCTTGAATTCCCACCAATCTAAGTCGCCGGGTTGAGGGAAAGAATTTAAAACTTTTTCCATTACGTCAACTGGTAAAAAATCATCTATGACAAGATGCGGGTAAGGATCGTTATTGTCATAAGTTTCTTTTGCAGTTTTTAACCAATTACTGTCGTAATACTTTTCAGTAAAGTATTTTCTAAAATCAATTACATCACTTGTTTTTTTAACACCATAAAAATATAAATCAGGATGTGATGTACCAACTTCAAATTTATATTCACTGAACATTTCATCAATGTTAAAGTTATCTCTAAAATCTTGTTCAGTTAAATTTTTATAGTAATCCCAACCTATACCAATTGTTAACGGACTATCACTAGGACTAGTACGTGTTGTACCATGTTCAGGTCTACCTGTAGTTGCACAACTCATAAAAACTAAACCACCCGGCTTAGTCATACGATACATATTTTGAAAAGTTTCTACCCAATGAGGGTTGTGTTCAAAACATTCACAACTTGCAACTGTGTCATAAGTGTTGTCGGGATGATCTACATTTTGACCTTCACAAACTATATCGACGCATGGACCTTGTCCTACATCAACTCCCAAATAATCACAATAGTTGAAAAAATCTCTTATTGTGCCATTAATGTTTAAGCTACCAATTTCTAAAACTTTTTTCTGAAAAAAATTTATTGGATAGCGATTCTTTACTCTTTGTACAAAATCAAATTGTTGTTGATGTGCCATAAAAATTATATAAAATTGGAGCGGGTGAGGAGATTCGAACTCCTGACATTTTGCTTGGCAAGCAAACATTCTACCCCTGAATTACACCCGCAATACTTGGTGCATCGTGCTGGATTCGAACCAACGACAACCTGCTTGTAAGGCAGGGATTCTACCGCTGAACTAACGATGCTATTTACCTTGTCCTCTATACTTCTTGTAACTTCTTTTTAAATCCTTATTCATAGTACTTGTTTTGGGTTTACTTCCTCCCTGACAAGTTAATTTGACTACCTTCTTACGTTCTTTTACTCCAACTTGCTTAGCCATATATCACCTTAAAAAGAATTGGTCCGGGAAGTGGGATTCGAACTCACGATCTCCTGCTCCCAAAGCAGGCGCTTTAAGCCAGACTAAGCTACACCCGGTTATTGTAAGACACTAAGATGCGGGTGCTGGATTTGAACCAACGATCTTCAGGTTATGAGCCTAACGGGATGACCTCTTCCCTAACCCGCGTCTTAATGTCCTACGACTTATTTATAAGCTAAAAAAATAGGCTTGCTTTTTTGATATGCGTGAGCATATCATTGCAATATTGAAAGTATACAAACTATTATGGTTTATATTTTTCTAAATTCTACTTTCATTGATTCTTCAATGTTAAAAGAATTTAGTAAACCGGCTTCTTTATCAGCCTTAATTTGAGGCCAATACCAAGAAGGCTCATATTTTTCAGTATCTAATGGTACTGTTTTGTATAGTTTGTCGTTAATGAAGATTTTTAATTGTGCCATAGTACAATTATTTATCTTTATAAAAGAGAACAGTGGTGCGCATAGAGGGACTCGAACCCCCACCCGTTGAGACCAGAACCTAAATCTGGCGCGTCTACCAATTTCGCCATATGCGCATGTTACTTGGTACCCGAAGCCGGACTCGAACCGGCACGCCTTGCGGCGAAGGATTTTAAGTCCTTTGTGTCTACCATTTCACCACCCGGGCATTCTAACTTGGAG